TCACTACCCGAAGCAGGCCGCATGATCGAAGCACAAACCATGGGACCGGGCACCCGCACTCGCGGCCTGCGTGCCATCGACTACGATCGCAACTGCTGGCCGGGCACGTTCTCGCATCACCCGATCGCGGGCACGTACCGCCTCGTCACGCCCGTGGGGAATATCGTCACGGTCTCGAAGCGCGAAGTGATCGTACACAGTGACCGATCGATCAGCCTGCGCAATGACCTCGTAGTCTGCGACGGGTACGACGACGACGGCACACCGATCAACGAATGGGCTGGGTCGCTGCATGCGGGGCTCTGGACGCAAACGTGGGGGATGTAACACCCCCGAACGCCGGCACGCCCACCGCCACGCAGATCATGCAACGCATGCAGCGCGACCCTGTGTGGTTCGCCACGCACATTCTCGGCGTGTTCCTGTGGAGCAAGCAAGTCGAGATCCTGCTCAGTGTCCGCGACCATCCCCGCACCGCCGTGCGCAGCTGCCACGGCATCGGCAAGACATTCATCGCCGCCGTCATCGTTCTCTGGTTCCTCGCCAGCCACCCGAACAGTCGCGTCATCACCACCGCTCCCACCTGGGCACAGGTCGAGAACCTACTCTGGCGCGAGATCAACCTGATCGCCCGCAACGCACGCGTCCCGTTCGGCGGCGCGTTGACCAGCACAAAGCTCGAACTAGGCCCTGACTGGTTCGCCATCGGCCTCTCCACCGACAAGCCTGAACGATTCCAGGGGCATCACGCAAAGCACATTCTGCTGCTCGCCGACGAAGCCAGTGGCGTGGATGACGCAATCTTCGAAGCGGGCGAGGGCTACCTCACCAGCGAGCACGCCCGCAGCCTGCTCATCGGGAACGGCAACCAGCTCGCCGGCCAGTTCTTTCGCGCATTCACCGATGAAGCCGCGCTGTGGAACACCATCGCGGTCAGCGCGTACGACACCCCGAACCTCACCGATGAGGTCGTGCCCGAGCACGTCGCCGTCAAGCTCCCCACGCGCAAATGGGTCGACGATCACGTCAAGATGTGGGGCCCCGACTCAGCCGCAACACAGATCCGTATCCTGGGCGAGTTCCCGAGCACCAGCGAAGACACCGTGATCGGCCTGAAAGACATCGAAGCGGCTCAGCTGCGCACGCTGGAGCCCGGCGCGAGCCCGCGCTACGTGGTCGTCGACGTTGCCCGGTTCGGCAGCGACGAGACAGTCATCGGCATTCGGCGTGGTAACAAGTTCGAGGTCGTTGAGGCGTATGTCGGGCGCGACCTCATGGATACCACCGGGCGCGTCCTGCACCATGCCAACCAGCTCGCCGCGACAGGCTTGGTCGATGGGATCATCGTCGACGACTCAGGCGTGGGCGGCGGCGTCACCGATCGACTCAACGAGCTGGCACAGCAAGGCACGCACGACCACCAGATTCACGCGTTCATCGCTGGTGCCACCGCGATCGAACCAACCGAGTACCCGAACCGGCGCAGTGAGGCGTGGTTCGCGCTGGGTGAGCAAATGCCGCACCTTGACCTCGACTCTGATGCACAGTTGAAGGGTGATCTCGCGGCGCCCAAATACCGTTTCGACAGTCAAGGCCGCCGCGTCGTTGAACCCAAAGCGGATACGAAGAAACGACTTGGGCGCAGTCCTGATCGTGGTGACGTTGCGGTGATGGCATTCGCCCCCGTATCCACCCCGGTGCTCGGCGCGAATCCTTGGAAGGGAACACCACGTGGAGCCAACGAAGCCAGCAACCGAGCCCGTAGCCGACAAGAACGCCGACAAGCCCGCTACTGGAGCAGCGAAGACGGCGAAGGCGAGTAAGGTCAGCATCGACGGCACCGACATCTCGGCCAGTGTCACCATCGAAGCGACCTACCCCACGTCCGTCATCCTCGTTGGCAACGACGCAGCGGGTGACGACGCGCTTGAACGTGCAGTCGATTCCGTTCTCACACTTGCCGAGGCTGTCATCATCGCCGGCACGTGGAAGGGCGAGGGCATCGCGTACCGCAATAAGAGCCGCACCGCTGACGATCGCTTGCGTGTTGCGATCGGCGTGCGCAGCTAACCGTGGCGGACGAAACCCGGCAAACGATTTCAGACGCCGACGCTCAACGCATCGTCGACATCGCGCTACGCTGGGCGGATTACCACGGCGACATGATCGACAGCGAAGTCGTCCTACCCGGGCAGACTGACGAGAACGTCGTCATCACGAACGCGCGTACGATCATCGACACGGGCGTGGATTTCCTGTTCGGCCAGGCCGAGGTCGTCGTGCAATGCACGCCCGAGAGCGACGCTGACCTGGCTGCCGCTGAGGAGCGCACGGATCGTATCGAGGAAGTGCTCTGCGAGAATGACAAGGATGTGCTGCTCGCCGAGCTCGCCATGAACGGCGCGGTGGCGGGGCACGCGGCTATCAAGTTCCTGCCGAAGCTGCCGGGTGGTGAGCATCGCCTGCTCGTGGTCGATCCTGCCACGCACACTGTGGAGTGTGACCCGCACGACTACAAACGCGTGCTAGTACACCGCCTGCAGTACAACAGCGTTGACCCGGTGACGCGACGTATCATCATTCACCGCGAGGATCACACCCGCAACGTCGCCGAATCCACCGGACTCGACGCCGGCAGCTGGACAATCACGCGCTACGTCGGCGAGATCGCGGCCATTCAGGCGCAGGCTGGCGTGAACCGGCAGATCGTGAAGTGGACGGAGATCGGCGAGCCCGAGTTGTGGGCGTTCGACTGGTGCCAGATCCACGATTGTCAGAACTTGCTCAACCCGAATGTGTACTGGGGCCTCTCGGATATTGAGAAGCCGATCACGCACGTCAACGAGGCAGTCAACGAGGTCGCGTCAGACACGCGCTCGACGTTGCGGTACTTCGCTCACCCGACCCCCGTGGCCATCGGCTCAGACCCGAAGGTCATGCAAGCATTGCTCGATGTCGCGATCGGTCAGGCGCTCTGCTTACCAGCGGGGTCTGAGTACAGCCTCGTTGAGATGCAGCACGACCTCGCATCGTCCAAAGCCTTCCAGGACGACCTCGACGACAAGCAATTCGAGATGGCGCGCATCCCGAAGATCGCCATCGGCCGACTGGATAACGCCGGGGCGCTCACGGGCGTCGCGTTGCGCGTCCTGTACCGCCCATTGCTCGCGAAGACCGAGATGAAGCGCAAGCTGTACGGCGGGATGATTCGCAAGCTCGCCGCGCACATCCTCGCGTATGACGCCATGGGTGATGACTGTGAGTGCCAGTGCATCTGGCCGGACGTGCTCCCCCGTAACGAGAAGGAAGAGGCGGATACCGCTGCGGTCCTCTCAGGGCTGGGCGTGAGCCGTCGCACACTGCTGGAGCGCCTGGGCTTCGACCCGGATCTTGAGGAACAACGCCGCGCCGAGGAAGCCAACGACCCGATGAACGACCTGCACGGCGGGAATCAGATGCTGGGCGACATGCAAGCCCAGATCGACGCGCTCACCACGGGCGAGCCGGACGCTGCGGACGCCGGAACGGGCAGTGGCGACCAGCCAAAGGGGTAGAATCATGGGATGGACTTCGACCCTGATCCGCTGGCCGGTTGCTTCGACAGCCTTGCTGCTGAGTGGCGCACCCTTGCCCACGCACTGGGCGAATTCCGACGCGTCCTCGTCGAATGCGGATACACGCGCGACGAAGCGTTCATATTGGCGCGTGACCATCACGACTCGTTTCTCAGACTGGCCCATCACGTCGAGTTGCAGCCGGGCGTGATCGGGTGGCCGTCGCTACCCCCAGCCAACTACAGCGAACACTAGCCGCGCAACGCGCTGAACTGCGCACGCTGCAAGCGAACGCGATTCGGGGCGCGTCAGTCACCCGTCAACAGGCTGCGCAACTTCGCAGCACGACGCTGGAACTGATCCGGCAGTTGAAGGCCGCTGGGATCACGCCGGGCACGGATGCGGCGATTGCACGCGCCACACTGGACGACCAAGCCCTGTTCATGGCACTACAGCAGCAAGCGCAGTTCACGAACGCGCACATCCTGAATACGCTGGTTGCTGAGGTGCAGGCCGCGCAACTGCAGATCGGGGCGATAGCGGTTCGGCATGCCGAGGTGATGCTCGCGCAGGCGGGGCACGCGGCGGATGCGCTCAGGATGGTGCCAGTGCGCGCTGCGAGCAACATGGCCGCGATGTTCCGCCCGTCGAGCCCATTCAACGGCCTCAAGGCGCTCTCAGCGCAGCAGATCGAGGGCATCGGGGACACGCTCGTGCAGGGCGTCGTGCGCGGCTACCACCCGATGCGGGTCGCGCGGGAGATCACGCAGAACGTCGTGGGCGTGCCGGAAGCGAGGGCCGCGACGATCGCACGCACGGAGATCATGCGCGCCTATCGGACCAGCAGCACGCAGTTCTACGCGGACAACATGTACCGCGTGGGCGCCAATGGCGTCGCGTCCGGCGTCGTCACCGGGTGGGTATGGGAGTGCAGCGCGGGCAGCAATACGTGCGCGGCGTGCTACGCCATGAGCGGGCAGACATTCCCTGCCGATGCCGAGATGGACTCACATCCCAACTGCTTCCCGTCAGGCACTGTCGTCACCGGCCCGCCCGTCCTAGGCTCGTCGACGCGATGGTATGAGGGTGAGCTTGTCGATATCAAGTTCGCGAGCGGGAACCACCTTTCCGTCACTCCAAATCACCCGATACTCACCACGCATGGATGGGTCGCTGCGGGACTGCTCGATGAAGCGAGCGACGTACTGCGCTGCGGCGACGCTGGGCGGGCCATGCTGCTGGTGAACCCAGACGATCATCAGGTTCCAGCCCTCATTGAGCATGTAGCGGAAGCGGTCGGCGGCGCGAGCGGCGTGGGTTCCGTAGCCGTGCCAACCTCCCCCGAAGACTTCCACGGCGACGGGGTGGGCTCCAAGGTCAGCGTTATACGGGCCGATGGCCTTCTGCGGCACGGCACCAATGACGCCTTGGTCGGCGAGAAGACTGGCGAGCTGCAGCTCGTAGTCGGAGACGTTGCGCTGGCGATTCTCGCGAGTCTTGGCTCGCCGAAAGAGCTCGTCCTGTGTCCGCTTCACTCCCCTGACGGCATCGTGAGCAGCGGCAGCCTTGCGGGCGTGTTCGGCGGGCGAGAGGGTGGACGAGTGGAGTCGGTTGGCCTCTACTTGCCCGCGAATCGGAATGTCGGCGTCGACGAGCCGCAAGCGCACGACGTTCCTCGATACTCCGAGACGGTCGGCGATGGACTGCTCGGACTCCCCGGCGAGATAGGCGGCGGTGACGTCGGGCAGGTCGATGCGACCGACGCCGATCAGCTTGCTGGACTTGATCCGCTCCCGCTGGGCTGGCGTTCGCAGAATGCCCTGAGCGTCAAGCAGTTGGCGCAGGCGTTGGTAGCCGACGCCAGTGATTCGCGCTGTGCTGTCGAGGCTTTCGCCTGTGAGATAGAGCATGATCGCCCGGTCAACTTGAGCCGGCGTAGCTTTGCTGGGCACGTGTACAACCTCCAAACGACGCGCGGCTGGTATGCCGCTGATGGCATTATAGTACATAACTGTCAGTGCATGCAGATTCACACCACGGTCGGCTGGGACGGCACGCCAGACGGGGAGGGCGCGACGACTGCCGACACGCTCGGCATCCAGCCGGGCGAGGACGTGTTCGCCGCGCTGAGTGACGCTGAGCAGCTCGCGATCCTCGGGCCGAGCAAGTACGCGCTCTATTCCAGCGGCAAGATCACGCTGAAAGACCTCGTGCACGAGCGGCACAGCGCGGAATGGGGCACTACCCGTAGCGTGGCGTCGAGGAAACAGGCGCTGGCTAGTGCAGCCGCGCGCCCGGCTTAGCGGCGTGACAGATCGTGCATTCGAGCGCCGCAAACTCGCCCATCTCCAACTCGCCCTGTTCGTTCAATCCGCAAGAGTGAAACGCGCGGCGGGTGAGTCGGTCTTTCGGTTCGTCCTGCCAGTTGTGATCGCATGCCGCCTGCGCCGCGTCGCGTTCAGCGTACGCTGCTGTTATCCGAGCGTCCATGGCCTCCCATGCCAGCGCCTTCGGGTGCGACGGGTTGGCTTCGACGATGCCGCTCATTCGATTGCCGCATTCGGGAGAGCAGCAGCGGTTCCACGCCGACGGGATGCCCGCGTCGGCGTCGGAGACGTACATGCGATCGCCGCACGCCGGGCAGATCCATGACTGTGAGGCGATGTCGTCCATGCCGCTCATCCGGTCCATCCCTTGAAAGTCGGATACCACGAGCCGCCGCAGGGTCGCTCAACGCTCGGGAAGTGGACGTTGCACGTCGCGGACAGCGCGCCCACAAGCAACTCGAAGCGCCCGCAGTCCCAGTGGACGCGCAAGTCATTGCCCTCGCGCACGCTCGCCGTGGCGGACTGCCCGCAATCTGAGCAGGCGTGCTGGGCAAGCTCGGCGACGGGCGGGCATTCGATCATGTCTCGCATTATACCATGAGCACGGGCACGCGATTCATCGCGACTCCCCTGCATGACTGACACCACAGACGCAGCAGCAGCCCCGGCGGCAACTGCAGCAGAGGCCCAGGCGGCCACCCCACCCGTCACACCTGCAGCACCGGCACCAGCCCCCCCGGTTGAGCCAGCGCCCACGGTTGTGCACCCGCCCGAAATCCAGAAACTGATCGACGATGCAGCCACGAAGGCGAGCAAGTCGGCGAATAAGGAGGCCATCGCAGCGAAATCCGCGCTCAAGGTTCTCCAAGACGCCGAAGACGCCCGCAAGACAGCATCGCTCAGCGAACTTGAGCAGGCACAGAAGCTCGCAACCGATGCGACCGACCGCGCCACGAAAGCCGAGGCAAACGCCAAAGCCAACGCGCTCAAGGCAGCTGTCACCGCAGAGGCAGTACGCGTCGGGATTGATCCCGCACTCGCACTGAAGCTCGCTGGTGATGAGGTCAAGTTCGACGACGACGGCAATCCGACAGACGCAGCGACCGTGCTGGACGCGCTCGCAGTTGCACACCCGAACCTCATCAGCAAGACCCCCATTCCGACTCAATCCCCCATGAGCCAACAGCGAAGCAACGGCGGCACGAAACTCAGTGACGCCGAACGACTCGCAGCGAACCGCGCAGGCCGCGATTCAACGGCAACGCCATGGTGGGAAAGCGGCGGAGTCCGAATCATCTGACCGCCAGGAGATAACCCGTCATGGCCGATACACTTTCAGCACAACTCGCAGGGCTGTACCCCCTGATCTACGACCAGAGCCTGCTCGCGTTGCGTGCCGAGGCTGCCATCATGCAGACCGCGCGCATGTACACCGACAAGATCGATGTCGCCAGCCGCACATTCTCAAGCCGATCCGGTGCAACCGCTGCATCCGTCGCCGAGGGTGCCGACCTGACGAGCACCACGCTCACCAAGAGCTCGGACGCTGTGATCACCCCGGGCGAAGTTGGCGCGCAGTACATCCTGCACGACCTCGCCGTTCGCACCGACCCGACAATCTGGGTCGACGCTGGTGACGACCTCGGCCTCGCAATGGCACAGAAGATCGACACAGACCTCGGCAGCACATTCTCAGCGTTTACGATGAGTATCGGCACTGCTGGAGCCGTTCTCGATGGTGGCACTGCTCCCGCGTTCGCTCGACTGTTCGCAGCTCAGGCGAAGCTCAAGAATGCTGGTGTCGCTGGCCCGTTCTGGTGCACCATGCACGAGTATGTGTGGTACACGCTCAGCCAGAGTGTGTCGCTCGAAGTGTCGATTAAGAACACGCCGGAGGTCATGCGCGAGGCGCTGGCCAGTGACTACTACGTCGGTAGCCTCGGCAACTTCCACATGGTCACCAGCTCGAACATCGCCATCGATGTCAACAACAACTCAATCGGCGCGATGTACCCGTCCAGTTCGCTCGTTCACGACCAGCGCACCGCGCCCTACATCGAGCCCTTCCGCTCGCCCAAGGGTCGTAAGACCGAGCTGAACGAAGTCGCACACTACGCGTACGGTGTCGCTCACCCCGCGCGTGGTTGCAAGATCACGCTCGACACGCAGGTTCCCACCTGATCCCTGCACTGCAACACGTGACCCGTCCCAGTCCCTGTCCACCCTCGCTGGGGCGGGTCACATCATTAGAAGGGCGAGTAGGTGGCTGACGAAACGATCAATACCAGCCTCATCGCTCGCGTGCGCGCCCTCGCCGCTGGCGCATTATCCAGCGAGGTCAGCGACGCAGCTATCGACCTTGAGCTTGGTCGCAACCGTATGCGTCACATCGACACGGTGCTGCAGTGGGACCCGCAGATCGGCGCTGGTGGCACGCTCGTTTATCTTGAGGGTGTCGCGGGCGTGTGGGGCATCGTCGAACCGTGCAGTGATACAGCGCGCGGTCCCGGCACGCACATGGTCGACGGGCACGGCGTGGACATCACCGGCTGGACCATGACCGAAGACGGGCGTATCACGTTCACCGTGACGCAGCAAACCGTCGGTAGCCACTTCCTCACCTGCTACAGCTACGACGTGTACGCCACGGCCGCCGAAGTCTGCCTATGGATGGCGAATAATCGCGCGCTGCAGTTCGATTTCAAGACGGGTGCCGCTGACGAGTTCAAGGTTAGCCAGGCTGTTGATCGGTTGCTGGCCATGTCGAAGGATTTGCGCAGCAAGAGCCTGCCGCGTCGTGCGCAGCTCGTGCGTGCCGACACCCCGCGTATTCCTCGTGGTCGCCCGGGCTACGTGACGCGCTCACGCCACGGGAATGACCTGTGAGCCTGTCCACGGCGCAACTCACCGCAGCGCGCGCGACGGTCGCCGGGTTCATGCCGGATACCGCCAGCGTATTCAAGCGCGGATCGGTGGACGCGACGACCGGACTGGCATCGGCGACAGCTGGCGCTGCCGTGTCGTACGCCTGCCGGGTCGATCGCACGCTCAACAAGCGCGGTGGCGAATCTGTGCAGCATGGCGCGGTGGAAGCGATGACCCGGTACGTGCTGGTATTGCCGTGGGATGCCGTGGTGGACGAGTCGATGCAGGCAACGGTCAGCGGCGTCACGTACAACATCCTGGAGGTCGCACTGGGCGGCACGCAGGCTATCGAAACGCGTTGCCTCGTGGCGAGGTCTGACTGATGCCCGTGGAGTTCAACAGGTTCGCGTTGATCGGTGAGCAAGCCCTGCCGCGCGCAGAGGCGCAGGTCATGAAAGCCGCGATTGACGTGGAAGCCCTCGCGAAAGAGAAAGCGCCGTATTGGCTCGGCTCGCTGGAGAACAGTATCCAGACCGCTCCCGGCGTCGCACCACTCACCGCGCGCGTGAACGTCGCCAGTGACTACGGCGCCAGCGTGGAGTACGGCGCGAAAGCACACTGGCTACCGAAGGCCGCGATCGAGGGTGAGCTTGCCGCGTGGGCAGCGGCGCACGGCATGGCTGGCGCTGAGTGGGCGATCGCGCACAAGATCAGCGTCGATGGCACGCCAGCGCAACCATTCCTGACGCCATCGGTCGAGGAAGTCGCCGCGACCACGCCGTTCAACATGCGCAAGATCGTGGGCATCGAATGATGGATTTCGAGAACGCGCTGTATCTCGCGCTGCACGGCGATGCGACGCTGCTGGCGCTCGCCACGGGCGGCGTGTGGCGGGAACAGGCCGCGCAGGGAACCGCGTGCCCGTACGTCCTGATCCAGTGCTTGTCGCCCGCGATTGGCATTCAGACCTTCAGCGGGACACCCTGCGAACAGGCGCTGTACCTGGTCAAGGGCGTCGTCGACACGGGCAACACGGGCGGGATACAGCAGGTGAGCTACGACATTGACGCGAGGATTCACACGCTGGTGGAGAACGCCGCGTTGAGTCTCGCGAACGGAAAGACGTTGATGTTCCTCAGGAGGGAACGTAGGCACTCGCTCGCCGAGTTCGACCCGACCGGCAGGCGCTTCCACAATCGCGGGGGAATTTACCGCGTGTGGGCCAGCGTCTAGCCCTGAGCAATCCCCGCGCGGTCCGGGCGACTCGCTCATGTGACTCCTCCCGCGAAGACACCCAAGCCCGCCGCCGCGCCCAAGACGGCACACAAATCGTACACGGCCCTGCGCGCATTCAGCTACCCCAGCCGCGAGGGCGCCAACGATTACACCGACGTAGCCGAGGGAGAAACCGGCCTCGTCTTGCCCGCGTGGGTCGTCAAGAGTCTGCAGCATGACCACGGCGAGCCCGTTCTCGCAGAGGAAGTCGCCTGATGACCACTGCCACTCCCCTTCACGGTTCTATCAGCCGCGTGTACGCGAACGCTCGCGACCTCACTCCGTTCGTGCGCAACATCGCGACCAAGGAATCATTCGACATTGCCGAATCCACTGGGTTCGGTGCCGCTGCTGACGCGCACGTCCCGGCGCCGTTCGCCAAGGGCCAGATCACCGCCGATGGCATGTTCGTATCGAGCGCGGCCACGGCTACCCCGGTTCTCACGGGCGGCACCGTGCATGACGCGCTGAAGGACGCCATCGGGAACGCCAACAGTTACATCGCGCACGTCATTCAGGACATTCTTGGCGGGCAGGCCGGCACGCTGTACGGCACGATCACTGATTACGGTGTGGATAACGCAACGCGCGCTGTGGTCGCCGCGAACCTCGACAGTCATGGCAACGTCGGGATCGAATGGAACGAAGTTCTCCACCCGGTACTGGCCACCACCGAAACCGCCGCCGGAAACAGTTCGTACGTCGACGATGGTGCGAGCGCGCTACTCACGTCGGGCGCTGTTGCGTACCTGATGGTTTTCAGCCTCACGGGCACCTCGATCACCGTCAAGCTCCAATCCTGTACCACCTCGGGCGGCGCGTACGTCGACGTAACCGGGGGCGCGTTCGCAGCGGTCAGCGCAGCTACCGCACTCGCCAGTGGCGCAGCGGCCTGCCAGCGCCTCGTTATCCCCACGTCTTCCACCATCAACCGTTACGTCCGTTGCGCTTGGACTGGCACGTTCAATCCTTGCGTTTTTCTCATGCTCTTCGCCCGCAACTAACCTCAGAGGAACATCACCATGGCAACAGCAACACCAGTCCACGGCTCAACGGGATCACTGCTTTTCAACGCCGTCAATGTCACCGATCACCTTCAGGGCGATTTCAAGACCAAGACCACGTACCCAACTGTGGACACCACGGTGTGGAACGCTGTCGCGGAGACGAACATCCCCTCTCCGATCGCGAGCAACGCGCCCACCCAGATGTCGTTGTTGTTCGACGCGGCGACGCACCTGGCGCTGCGCGTGCTGAACGGTGTCGCCGGCACGACCGTGACATACAACCCGATCGGCGCGAGCACTGGCCTGCCCTCGCAGACCGGTGCGGGCACGGTCACCGAGTATGAAGTGTCGGGCGGGCTGACCAGCGCCGCGATGATCAACTTCACATTCACGCCGAGCGGCGTGCTCACTTGGGGCCTCCACGCATGACCCCGGCAGTCAAGACACCTGCGAAGCGCAAGCCCCGCGCACGGAAGCCAGTCGGGCCCGTGGAGATGTCTGCCGAGGCGTTCATCGCGGGCGCAACGAAGCGCGTCACGCTCAGCGTATTCATCCCCGAGATGAATACCAACGTCGTCGTGCAAAAGCTCAACGTCGGCGAGTACGACGAATGCGTCGACCTCGCCACGCGCCCGAACGCTGACGGGCACCTTGTCCTCGACCGGGACCTGCTGCACCAGCTGACGGTGGTCGCTGCGATCGAATCGCCCAAGCTTGGCCCGGAAGCCATCGCTGGGATGAGCGAGTGGGACGCGAACATCATGGCACGCATCCTCCTGGCTATTCGTGGCCTCTCAGAGATTCGTGAGGGCGCAGCAGACGCAGCGATGTCCAGGTTTCCTGCTGGAGCCGCGTAAAGCGTTGAAGTGGCGCATCGTGCGCGAGTTTGGCTGGACACCCGACTATTACGACTCGCTGAGTGTGAAAACGCGTGACGAGGTTGTCGGGTTTCTCGGCTACGAAGCGTACGAGGCTAAGCGCAAGGCGAACATGAAGGGCGGCGGTTGAGATGACCATGGAAGCCGCCAGATTGTATGCCGAGATTGGCATCGTTGGTATGCCCGCGTTCGAGGCCGGGATGAACCGTGCCGCGATGGTGACCGAAGCGGGTAGCGCGAAGATTGACGCATCGACCCTCGCGGCCAGTGGCAGCATCGCCAAGATGACCACGGCCGCCGAGGTGGGTTTCGCGCGCGCCGGCAAGAGCATGGAGTTGATGGCGGGGCCAATGATGCGCGTGGGTCGCACGATGCTGACGCACGTGACGCTGCCTATCGTGGCTATTGCTGCCGAGTCGACGAAGATGGCGTTGACGTTCAATCGGAACCTGTCGCTGATCCAGACGCAGGCGCACGCCACGGCGAGCGAAGTCCTGTCGGTTCACGATGCGATCCTGAAGATGGCTGGCACGCGCGGGGTCGCGCAGGGCCCGAACGAACTGGCCACGGCCATGTACCACATCGAGTCCACCGGGATTCGTGGTGCGAAGGCGCTGGACGCGTTGCACACATCGGCCCTGCTCGCCACGGTGGGTAACTCGGATCTTGATTCGGCGACGTACGCACTCTCGGCGACTATCGCGTCGGGCATTGGCGGATTCAAGAACTTCAGCCAGGCTGCGGGCATCCTCAACGCGGTCGTCGGCGCTGGCGACATGAGGATGCAGGATTTGACCGCATCACTCGCCACGGGCGTCTTGCCGGTCGCGGCGAAGGCCGGCATCTCGCTGCAGCAGCTCGGCGCGGCGCTCGCAACGATGACCGATGCCGGCACGCGCCCCGAAGAAGCCATGACGCGGTTGCGCATGTCAATCAACTTGCTCTCCGCACCATCGGGAGAGGCTGAGAAGCAGCTGAAGAAGCTCGGTATCGGCGCGCTGGACCTCGGGCACATGATGCACAGCGATGGCCCGATAGCCGCGCTCGACCTGCTCAAGCGGAAGCTCGATGCGTACTCGAAAGATCCCGTCGTCCAGCAGAACATCTTGACCAAGGCATTCGGTGGCGGCAAGTCATCGGGCACAATCGTCGCACTGCTCGGCAGCCTCAACACGCTCGACTACGGCGTCAAAGCCAAGATGGCCAGCATCAACGCCGGGCAGAAATCCTTCTCGAAGGATGTCACGAACACGCAGAAGAACATGGCTGTGCAAATGAAGCAGTCGCAGGCAGAGATCTCTGCTTCGATGATCGACATTGGCGAGCACGTCATGCCGATCGCCGCGAAGGCCGCGCACGAGCTCGCGGGGAGCGTCAAGGAAGTCACCGACTGGTTCGACCACCTGTCACCGGCCGCGCAGAATACCGCGCTGGAGATAGCGGGGATCACGGCGGTTGTAGCCCCGGCGCTGATGATTATGGGCAACATGGCGCGGGCCGCGCTGGCGCTGGGCGCTGCATACCAGTTCGTGACCGGATCGGCCACGGAGGCGTCGGTCGCACAGACCGCTGAGGCGGGTGCGGCGACAGCTGCAGGCGCGGCAAACGTCGCATCGGCTGCCGAGATTCGTGGCGCGCAGATGGGTATGGGCTCCACGTGGCTGGCCGGGTCAGCAAACGGTGGCGGACGACTGCTCTCGGGTGCCGGTGCTGGCGTTGAGGGCGCTGCGGTAGGGAACGCGGGAGCGGAGGCTGGATGGGCTGGCGCATCCATGACAGGGCTTATGTCGTCAGGGGCGATAGGTGCGACTGGTGCCGCAGCGGGTAGTGCGGGAGTCGCTGCGCTGGGAACCGAGGCCGTAGCAGCCGGCGCTGGCATGGAGACGCTGGCTGCCGGTGAACTTGCAGCCAGTGCTGGCGCTGGTGGGTTGATGCTTGCCGCGGCCCCTCTCGTGGGGATCGTGGCGACGCTCGCGCTGGGCGCGTACGCTGGCAAGATGGCGTGGGACCATTACCACACGTCAAGTGACGGCGCGGGGGTCTCGACTCGCGAGGCACACACGTCCATGAAGGATCTCGCAGCGTCAGCGCCGGCGCTTGCGAATGCGCTGAGTAGCGAGAAGGCCACCGCGCACGAGTCGGCTGCCGCGCACAAGGATCTCGCGAAACAGATCGACAACGCCAATCAGGCGGCGAAAGAACATCCAAATCAGGGGCCGCACGGACCAGATCGAAAGGGCCACACTGCGGATGTTTCTGCCGCGACTGACAGGGCGGCGAGGGCGCAAGCCGCGGCTAATAACGCTGCCGCAAACGCGAAGCTCGCTGAGGGACTGAACGTCCACAACCTGACCGACGCGTATGCCCAACTCGCAGAAGAGAAACTGAAAGCATCGCAACTCAAGGGCCGCGGCGGCGATGGCTCAGTCGGCATCAAGAATATCAACGATGCAATCCGCACGCAGAAGGACGATCTACAGAAGCTCGACAAGGAATATCTGAATGGCAGCATCACGTCCAAGCAATTTGCCGCTGGTCAGTCGTACATCAAGAACCAGCTCAAGCAGCTGGGCGCTGAAAAGGGTGTCGACCTCGGGCGCATAGCTGACGCCAAGGCCAAGATTGCTGAGTTGCGAACGCTGATTAAGAACATGGCCGGCATCGAAGTGGCGGCACCGGGCGTAGCGAAGGCGATGCTGCAGGACATGAGCGCGGCTGAGCGGCGCGCCGCGTTTGGCACTGCGAACATCAACAAGATTCTTGCGGCCATCGCGAGCGGCAAGCCCAGCCCCAACATGGCGCGTGGCATGGCGCTGCTCGCAAAGCAGATCGCAGCTGCTGTCCTGCAAGCGGCAACGGACTCTAACCGGTCATTCGAAACGATGATTACCGGCCTGGGCGGTGTAGTTGGTGCTGCGAATCGCGCGTCGACCGCGATCGCCAACATGGGCAAGCATCCCATGGGTCCGATGCCGGGCGCGCACGCCGCTACCGGTGGCCTGATCAGCGGCCCAGGCACGGGCACGAGCGACAGCATCCCTGCGATGCTCAGCGATGGCGAGTACGTCATCAACGCGAAAGCCGCAGGCGCGAATCGCGGTCTTCTTGACGCGATCAACAGTGGTGATATTCAAGGATTCTCGGGCGGCGGGCACGCCAAGAAAGGCAAGAAGAAGCTCGCGCCAGCGGAGCGACGAGCTGCTGCGATCGCGAAAGGCGACAACGCGTGGCAAGCACTGCAGGGCAGTTTCGCATTGAAGGAAGTGAAGGACCAGGACGTATTGGTCAAGGCGCAGCAGCGCCACAGCGTCACGGGTGAGCGCAAGGCTGAGAGCGTCCTAGCTCAACTGTACGGGAAAGAAATCGGGAAATACCGAGGGTTCCTGTCGCATCACCCGGGGAAGCTCTCGGCGTCGACGCAGGCGGGTGTGTGGCAGGCGATCACGAGCGCGCGCACGAACCGCGAGCAGGCGCTCGGTGCGTCGACTGGCCCAACAGCGTCCGACGATTTCGCGAAGTTGCAGGACGCACTCGGGCTGACCGAATCACGGGACCAGGCAGCGATCGCACTCGCACAAATGAACGGCACCGACCCGGCGTTGGCGCAAGCGGCCCTGACCAATGACTACCGGCATCAGGTTGCGAAGTATCAGGGCTTCCTGACCACGCACCCGGGTCTTGATTCTGCGACTGAGATGGCTGTCGAGCAGGCGCTCGCGAGCAGCGCGCAGAACGTCTCGCAAGCCGCGCAAGCGGCATCGGCGCCCACCGAGGATCAGGCCGCGCAACTCGCGCAGATGACACTGCGAGCATCGAACGCCGAAGCGAATTACAACCTCAGCCAAGCCCAGTACGGCGCATTGAATAGCTCGAATGACATTGGGTATGGCGGTGGGCGTAACGCGCTGCAAGCGGCGGGCGGGGCGCAGCCAACGACCGTCAACTACTTCCAGTCGCTTGTCCCTGCCGACCCCCGCAGTTTCCAAGCCGTGTCGAGCGCCGCGAACATCGGCAACAGTAGCGGCCTCGTCGCGAACCAGATGTATTCAGGATCGGTGGTTGGCCCATGACTGAGTACCTGGCGCTTGAAGCGAACTTCACGGGTACCAAGGTGGTATTGGTGGATGGTGCGACGGTCACGGGGTATCAGTGGCTGACGAGTGGCGGTGGGTTGAACGCGCCGCAGTTCACGCCGCAGTACAGCCGCACGGTTGATTCGACATCGGTGCGGGTGACGGGTTTCTCGGTTGGTTCGCGCGAGTCACAGGCCGCGTTGTGTATCACGGGGGTGGGTGCGACGGCGGCGTTGAGGCACCAGTCAGCGTTGGCGTTGGGTGCGGCGCTTGAGAATGTGTGCGATGAGATTCGTCGGTATGGCGGGAAGGTGTATTACCGGGGCGGGAACGCGTTGTATATGACGTGGTTTCCGTGCGCGAGCGCGATGGTGGGCGGTTTACACAGCAAGGAACTTGAGGCCGGGCAGTTCACGTTCGTGCCGTTGTCGATGGTGCTCGACCCGTTCGGCGAGGCAGCGCCGCTGGACGCGGTTGACGGCTTCGACGTGGATACGTTGGGTACGGCGGGTGTGTGGAATGTTGGGGGCGCGGATTGGACAGCGTATGCCGGGGCGCTCACGAATGGCACGGTTGGCGCGGGAGTGGTTACTGCCGCTGCGAACCTAACAACGCTCAATCTGTGGGCGTACACGGGTGGCGGCCGGTCGTATCAGGACGTGCGCGTGCAGCGGAAGCATACAACGGGTGCGAGCGTGGTGGCGTACACCGCTGGCGTCAGCCCACGCATTATTGGGACGGATGCTCAGAACTACATCGACTGTTACGTGGCGAAGGCGACGGACACGCTGCGCGTTGACAAGATCGTGGCCGGTGTCCGTACGAACCTCGCGAACGTGGCGATCACGGCGATTGCAGCGGCGACCCCGTACTGGATCGTCGCGCGCATCGAAAACAACACGATCCACGCCGAGCATTGGACTGCCGAACCCACACCGATCGGCACTACTGGCAGGACCGCGACGACGCCGTACAGCATGACGACGGCGGAAGCTGCGATATTCGGGCGTGCGATTCCCGGTCAGGTCGGGATCACTTGGACGCCGATTGGCGTTGCGGCCACGATGGATGATTTCCGCGTGTTGCCGAACACGTACCGCGCTTGGACATTCCCTGACGTAGTTCCCTGTAACGGTTCGGTGGGCGGCACGGCAGCTGCGCCGACTGACATTCTGTTCACGACGACGGGTGGCACCGCTCCCGTGTCGATGCTCGCGGCGTGGTGGCCGACACCCCCAGCGCATAACGCTTGCTGGAATGGCGACGGTGAGGCCATTGGCACATCGGCGACCGTTGCCTACGGCTGGATCGCTACGGCCGTTGGGGGTGTCATAGGTGCAGCTACATCGGTTGTGCGTACCGTGACCGCAGCGAGCGTCAGGACGGGCACGGGGGCGATTGAGATTGCGACCCCCGCGACGACCGACACGGGTGCGTCATTCCTGATG